AAAATGATTAAGTTACCTAATTACCTAAACCTGCTTAAATACAGAAATGGGGATTATATAATTTCAAGGATTAAGTCTAATCCATTACTAACACACTCTGGACTTGTTGTTATTGAAAAAGGAGAAGTTTTTGTATATCATAACACACCTGTTGAAATAAATGCAATAGGCGGTAACATAGTTAAGCAAACTATAAAAGAATATGAGGAAACAAGGGATGTAATTTCTATACAAAGAACTACTCTAACAAAAGAACAAATAGAACAAGCATCAAATGATCTTGCACATAAGAAATTTGATATAGTAATGTTTAATTGCGAACATTTTGTTTATTACATAAAGAAAGGGAAGTACATAAGCCCTCAAATGGCAAAGTGGACTTTAATAGGAGTAGGAGCAATAATGTTATTATATTTCTTACAAAAAAATAAGCCCTTAAAATAAGGGCTTAAAATTACTTTCTCTTTGGGGCTTCAAAGTTTTCTTTAAGCCAGTCTATAAGAGTAATATATTCAATAGCTGCATCTTTATAATATTCAGCGTGAATATCTCTCCATAATTCCAAATCTTTTCCTTCATACCAGATTTTAGTAGTTTGATACATTGAAGGTGCGCCTATATTTTGTTCCATAACTATTTATTTAAAAATTGTTTAAATTCATCTACTGAAATTAAATTAAGCCATTCTGCTCTATTCAAATCGAAGTTAGCATAGTTTACCTCTAATCCTTTTAAATCAATTAAATCCTGCTTTCCTTTACGCATAAAACCAACTCCCCAATCTGTATTTATAACAAACATTTCAAGATCGTTTCTTTCAGCCCTTAATTTAACAAAAGCCTTATAGCAATCTCCAGTCCAAGTAGCTTGTTCTCTTGGTACTTTAGCACATAATTCGTTATTTGGCATCATATCGTGGAATAATATTATTCCACCTTCGTTTAAGTATTTTAAACAATTTATAGCATCTCTGTAAACTTGTTCTGCGTGATGTAATCCATCAATAAAACAAATATCAAAAGTCTTTTCGTTTGTTTCAAAAAAAGTATCTGATTCTTGTTTTATTGTGCTTTTACTTGTAGGATCAGGATCAACTCCTATTTTATCATCACAATTAATAGCATAATAATTTGCTCCAGATTCAACTCCAATTTCTAAATAAGATTTATAATCATATTTTTCTATTAGGGCATTAATAATTTCAGTTCTTGTCATTTTTTTAGGTTTAAGTTTTGACAAAATTACATAAAAAAAGGGCATTAAGCCCTAATTTTATAATCGTTTTTTGTGATTAAGCCATTCTAACAGCAGAACCAGATTTTCTGTAATCTTTGTAAGATTGAATTGGCATAGGTCTTGCTATTGAATAACCTGCTTCTTTTTTAGCTTCTGCTAAAGTAGAGCCAGTATGAGCAAAACCATCTTTACCAATACAGTCAAAACTGCCTTTGTTGTTTTTGTAACAATCTCCACCTGCATTGTTCCATTCGCCATCAGCACTTAACCATTTAGGTAAAGTACCTGCTTTTTTGTTTTTGTTATACCACATACCTAAGCCAATTACAGCAACAGCAGCAATACCTCCGTAAATTAATCCTTTGTTTTTCATTTTGTTTTTAGTTTAATTGTTAATAATTATGCTCCACAGCAATTAGACATTTTTGATTCTGAACCAGAAGTAGCAGCATCATCTTTTTTTCCGTATTTTTTGTAAGCCCATACACCTAATGCAACAGCAATACCAGCGATTAATAAAGTTTGAATTTTCATAATTTTAATGTTGTAAATGTTAATAATATAAGTGATAAAGTGATAATAACAGTCTTTTGTACCTTTTGATTCTTAACTTGTTCTTTTAATTGCAAAACATCATTCTCAATAAGTGATTTATCTTGTAAGCATTCGTCAAGTAATAGTTTTTCGTTTTTGTAAAGCGATTCTTTTTTAATAATAACATTGTCTTTATTCTCTATAATATCTCTTAATAATTTTAATTGTCTTTCGTTTACCTCATTAGTTAATTCAAGCATTTCAACCTTGCTAAATTCCTTTAATAAGAATCTGCTTTGATCTAAACTAAATACTAATAAAGTATCTCCTTTTTTATTTAATATTATGCTTTGAGAATACCCTATAATATTCACGCAAAATAGCATTAGCATTACTGCTATCAAGCCTTTTAAATTCTTTCTCATAAACATATTTTATTTTAATTTTAGAACTCTGTAAGCTATCTGCTACATATACTAAACTATCAGATTTTTTTTCTATTGAATCTATCTCAATTAATAAATTGCAATTTTGTTTTGAAATGCTATCAAATAAATTCTGGAAGTCAGATTTCTTTTGCTCATTAACATAACTTTTATGAAATATATAACAAACTAATATAACTATAACTGAAAAAAATATATGGCTAAATCTCATTTTTATCCTCCTCCTCTTTTCTTACTTTTTCTGTTTTAACCATACTAAATCCTGCATAAACAAATAAAGGACTTGTAATAATTAATATACCTTCTGGAGTAATGTTAGCTATGTTTTTTGAAACATAATCGCATATAATGAACACCGCAACAGAAAATAAAATACCTCTCTCTATTCTCTTTAATGAAAAATAACTTTTCTCATCGGAGAAAACTTTTAATAGTTCCACGAAGAACCACTCTATTTTTTTAATTAAATCTTTCATACTATTTTTTGAAATATAAATCAGATTCCGATTTTCTTCTTCTTACTAAACCTGCAAGTTTTTTACCTGCTGCAAAAACCCATTTATCAAACTCTAAAGCTATTGATGGATCGTTAGGATTAGCATTTACCTTTTTAAGTAATGTGCTGCTTTTTAAGTTACCACTACCGCAGTTATAAGCAAAGTCCACAAGCGCATCAAATTGATTTTGATTAACAGCATCAGTAGTAAAAGCATCTACTTCCTGCTCATACTTTTTAACGGTGCTTCTAAAAATCTCATAAGCCCTTTCTTTTGTAATAGCAGGATCAGTCATTTTAACTTTAACACCATTCTCATAATATGTAGAACCTAATCCTATTGTTGGCACTTTTGCAGGACATAAATAAGGCTTCAAATAAAGACCTTCAAACTCCTCAACTAACTTTAATAAGTTATCGCTACCTTTTGTTACTTTTCCCATTAGTATATGTTTTTAATTATAGTGTTTTTGTATTTATACATAATCCATAAAGCCCCTGCCAAAGAACCTACTGCAATAATTATAGGAAACCAATTTCTTTTAGCGAATTTTTCAGCACTATCCATTGGTTTACCTTTCTTAAAATAATCAACCCATTCAGTAGGTATTTTTTTTAAAAAAACAGACTTAATTTCTCCTACTGTTATCTTTTTATTTTTATTCAAGTCAAATCCACTATTTTGAGCAGCTATCTTTGATGCAGAAAGACTATCTGATTCTATTACATAGGTATCTGATTTAGTCATAGCTATTGGAAAGAAAACAGCCAAATAAAGATCAATATAATTTACTAATTTGCTTTTGTAGTTGTTTAAGTATTTATATACCCAGTCTAATTGTTGAACATTAGACATTTTTGATAAAGCAGAAGTAGTTGTTCCTAAACCTTTAGCAGTAGAAGGTATGAATTGAATTAATCCAGTAGCCCCAGAAGTCTTATTTTGAATAGAAGGACTAAAAGTACCTCCTGTTTCTAAATTCATTACAGCCATTAGCCAATTAGGGTCAATATCTAACTTTTGAGATATTAAAATAACCTTATTAATGAATAAGCTTTTGTTTGTAGTTACTTTATCCTCGAATATTAACATTAGGCAGTTTTTGAAAGATTTTTTGTTGGAATATAAACATCGTAAACATCCCCAGTTCCATAAGGATTTCCTATGTTACTATCCCACTTAACAAGTGAAAGATAATCATTGTGCTTTTTAACAAATGTTCCGATCTCTTGTCCTTTTTTTATTACTTTATAGTTTTTATCTATTGTAGGAGTGAAATACATATTAGTATTTTCAGTAGCGAAAACTTTATTACCATTACTAAATCCATCAGTAGTAGTAGTTTTTTTAACTAATTCAGCAGATATTTTCTTTGAAACAGTTGTGTTTTTAGCGTTTTTAAGTTGCTCTTTTAAAGCATCTATTTCAGCTTGTGTTTCAGCATCTTTTGCCATTAAATCAATTTGTTTTTTATAGTATCTATTGTATATGATTATTCCACCTATCAAAACAATACCGCCTATAATACTGGAAACTAAAATTTTATTGTTCATTTGCTTAATCTTTTTTATCAAAATTAATATACTTGTCAGCTATTCTTTTTAATATCTTAAAAACCTTGCTTGATTCTTCAAAACCTAACCTGCTTAAATTCTCAAAAAGGCTAATTAATAGCTGTATTAGAATAAGATTAATAGTAACAAAATGTATTGCAGAAAAAATGTTTATTTCTTTATTGAAAATAACAGGAACAACAATATCCTTTTTAAAACTATTTATAATTCCTATTATAAGAGTATAAATAACGAGTTTTAATATCACTCTCCCAAACTTCCTGCTCTCGATCTTTTTGCCTTCTCTTAAACTTGCTTTAATGCCAGTTATAAACTCTAAAAAAAGCAAAATTATAAATGAACTAAAAACTAAGCTTGTCAATCCTATATATTTCTCAACAAATATTGAAAAACCACTCAAAAAAACACTTAATACAAAAGCTTTCTTATTCAAACAAAAACCAAACGTGCTTGTAATGAAATTTTTAAAAGTTGGAAACCCAAACTCACTAATAAATATATCTATTGATCTTAACATAATTCCTTTTAAATTTATACTTTACACAAATTTACGCAGTTTTAAATTAAATATTATTAAATATTTAATATAGTTACAGGAATTTGTTGTTCTTTAACGTAATTATCAACATCAACTAATTCTGGAATAGTATCTAAATAGTATTTCTCTAAACACCTATAACCATCAATGCTAACAATTACTATCTGGGCTAAATTAAAATTAGAATATCTTTGTTCTACCCATAGACATTGATTTTCATCTAAAATATATACTTCTATTGGCATATTATAATTTATTATATTCTCTACACAATGTAGCTGTACTTGACGTTGAAACTCCAAAATCAAGTTTTAAAACAGCATCTCCACTACTTGTAATACCATACATACAACCGTTAGGGTGCATTATTGCACCTCTAAATTTACCCGATCCTGCTATCGTTCCAAAAGTAGTAACTTCCTCTGTAATAGGATTTATTTTTAATATTGATGTTGCAGTAAAAGGAATGCCATATATACAACCATCAGGGGCTAATGCTCCACCATACCATTTTTGAGTTGCTGCTGTACCTACTGCATCACCGAATAATCTCGTTTTGTTTGTAGATGGATCAATTTCCATTACATAATCTGAATCTTGTGGTATGCAATATAATTTACCATTTGGTGCTAAAACTATACCTGCATATCTGTTTACAGAAGCCCCAGAAGATACACAAGCAAAAGCTTTAACGGTATTACTATATGGATCTAAAACCAAAAAGCTATCAGAACCGTTTGGTGCATAATAAATAAGTCCGTTAGGTGCTAATGTGCCAAATCCAAATCTTGTATCGCTGCCAAAAGTTGTTGGTGCAGAAATTTGTTTAATAATTTCTTCCGTATAAGGATTTACTACTGCTAATTGCCCCCCGATTTGATCCCAAGAACCACAATATAATAGTCCATTTTGACCTAAAATAATGTTTCCGTAATATCCAGAAGTTAAAGGATTAGTAATTTGACTTGTTTTTGAGTAAGGATTAATTTTTAATACTGCTGAATCCCCTATAAGCCAAGGGCTACAATATATATTTGTATCTAATCCCAAGCATCCACCTCCATATTTATTAACAGTAGCACCTAAAGAACCAAACGTAGTAAAAGTTTCATTATAAGGATTAAAAACAGTTATCTGTCCTGCGTTTGGAATCATATAAATTAATCCGTTTGGATGCAGAACACCACCGTTTGAATAATCAGATATTGTACCGAAAGCTATCAAACTTACTTTTGGAGTTATATCTCTTGTAATGTACGAAAGCCCCCTCATCATATCAGTAGAAGCTGTTATATAATTAGGAATATCTGTAACACGATTATTTTGTGTCCAGTCAAATAAACCATTCCAAGCCCTATTAGATACCTGATTAGGGTATCCGTACATCATATCGTTAATCATAAATTGTTTTTAGTAGTTTCCACCTTTTGCAATAACATCATTTTGGTCTGCGGCACTTGCGTAAACAGACTGACAAACTTGTAGCTTTTGACCACTAACTAAAAATAAACCACCTGCAAAATTGATTGTATTTGTTGCACCAACAACTGATGCGCTTCTTGTTGCAGTAGGTAAAGACATTTCTTGTAATAATTTTGGAGTTAAACCAGATGAATCTGTAATGAAAACTCTTACAACCATCGCAGATGAAGCTGCATAGGTAAGCTGACTATTTGTTACTGTAATAGAATCTACTCTTGTTCCGTTTGTTGAACCAGTAATTAAATCAACTAATGTTCCAGAACCATTGGAAGCAGTATTTGCAGCAGCTATTGTAGCCCTTCCTGTATTAGGAGTTAAAACGAAAATTGGATTTGTATTTTGTGGCATATATTAAATTATTAAATTTTGTTTGTAAAGTTATATAAAATTATTAAAGTTGAAAACTGCACCATAATTAGGTATGTTTAAGGTAGTATTTACAAAAGTTGAGTTTTCCCCTGTACCATTAGTAGTTAGTGTAATAACTTGACTTATCAACTCATTCTCCCATAATTGAGCTGTACTATTGTATGCTAAAACATCATTATTAGTTAACGTGGCAGGATTTATATATACATCGTGGAGTTCGCTTATCTCCCAACCGTTCATAATCTTTACATAAATTTTTCCTTGACTTATATGAGCATACTCTACATAACCTATAACAACGATATGCCCTGTTATTGCTGTTGGCTTAACGTTTGTCATACGACCTGCTGTAGTTGGGGATAAATATAAAACATCGCCATCAGCCCAAGTTTCTCCTTGTAATGAACCAGTAGTATTTATATTTAATAACTGTCCTACTGTCATTATAAACCCTTCTTGATTTGTAGCAATAGTTTCTGTTACAACACCTAAAGTATCTGCACTATTTGGATCGCCATCAGCTTGTGCCAAATCTACCGATAACCTTCCCCCTGTTGCGCCTGATATTTTTACTACCTGATAAGCAGCTTTTGTTAAAGTTGTGTTAGGAACTACTTTATTTACTGCCCTAACAACTAAATCAACACCGTTTTTTAAAGTTACACTTCCGCCTTTTAAAAGTGTTTCACTCGTTCCATCAGTATTATTCCATTGTGTTGAACCCTCAACAAAACCTGCACCAGAAGGATTAGTATTTAATGTAATATGATCTGCTGTTAAATTGTAAGTGCCTAAATCAAGATTATCATTTGCACCTGTGTAGGGAACATATCCAGAAACAGTTCCCGATGATTCTAAAAAGCCATCTGTATTACTTACAAAACCAGTAGTTAAACCGCCTATCCAAGTTTTAGTATTTGTAGTAGCAAGTATTAGTTTAGATTGGAAATACCCTTCAATGTTCATATTTGTAACATCGTTTTGAACGGTATTTTGATTGAAAAAATCTCCAATAACATTAGAAGCAAAATTATAACCAATAGTATTACCCAATCCACTACTTAAAGCTAAATCAGTACCGAAATAACTACCTATTTGGTTTCCTTGAAAATAATCGCTTATTGATATGTTCTCTTGAAAATAATCTCCTATCGTGTTTAATCTAAAATAATTTCCTATTGAAGTGTTTAATCTAAAATAATTTCCTATCTTATTTTGATAAAAATTAAAGCCAACAGTATTACCACTAAAATTATTTAATATGCTGTTTCTTTCAAAACCACCTGATATATCATTAAATTCAAATGCGTTTTCAATAGAATTAAGTTTAAAATCAGTTGAAATAGTATTAAGGTAAAAATAGTTACCTATGCTATTATCTTGAAAAAAATCATCTATCAAAACATTTTGATTGAAAAAATCGCCAATATTGTTTCTCTTAAAATCATTTTTTATATCTCCGTTTTGATAAAATTGATTACCTATTACGTTTGAAATAAAATCATTCCCAATATTATTTAAATAAAATTGTTGCCCTATATTATTTTTGCTGAAATCTTGTCCAATAACATTGTTCTCAAATCCATCTGCTATATTATTTGACTTAAAATCAAGAGATGTCGAATTGTTTATAAAACCTGACTTTATATTGTTATCAGCAAAATCTAACCCAATATTATTAAGTTTAAAATTATTCTCTATATAGTTTCTTTGAAAATTAGTTCCTATATAAATGTTTTCCTGAAAATTATTTCCTATCTGATTGTTTTGAAAGTTAGCATCTATTAAATTCCCTAAATTTGTATGAATATCATCCGTTCCAAAATTATTTCCTATGCTATTATTGATAAACGATAAACCGACAGTATTTTGTCCGAAAAAATCTCCTATTTGGTTATTTTGGAAAGTATCTCCAATATCAACATTATACCAGAAATAATTGGCTATATTATTACTTTTAAAATAATTCCCAATTATAGGATTGTACTGAAAATAATTCCCAATGTTATTCCCTACAAATTCATTACCTATGCCATTAACATAACACTCATCTCCAAGCACGTTAAACACAAAGTCAGTACCTACCGTATTTGAACTAAACGTTTCCCCTATTTGATTATTCTTAAAATCATCTCCTATCGTATTTCCAAATATTCCAAAAGATGAATTACTGCCAAAATAATTGCTTATAATATTATCTCTAAATCTTATCCCTATTATATTGTTAGAAAAAATATCCCCAACGTTATTATTTAGAAATGAACCAGTAATTTGGTTATTGTGAAAATGCTCTCCTACTACGTTAAAATTAAATTCAGAACCTATTGTGTTTCCACTACCAGAACCAGCAGGATTAACACCAAAATTGTTGGCTATTTGATTCTGCTTGAAATTATCTGCAATAGTGTTAAATGCAAATCTATTTAATACTTTATTATTTCTAAAAGCATTGCCTATTATATTGCTCTCAAAATCTGTTCCTACATTGTTTTTCCAAAACTGATTGCCAATTAAATTTTTTAGGAAATTATAACCAATATTGTTGGCATTACATTCATTTCCAAAAGTGTTGTTGTAGAAAAGATTTTCTATTATATTATCATAACAATCATTCCCAAAAACGTTATTAGGCAAAAAGAAAGGACTTGCTGCATTTTTATAAAAAGGTATGCTGTTGTTGTATGCGTTAGTTCCAAAAGTAGGTAAAGCAGAATTACTTGCAAAACCAGTATCTTTATAAGAATTATAAATACCACTTCCGCTTACACTTTCATATCTTTTAAATGCTACTACTCTAAAATCGTAAGGTAAAACATTATTATTATTATCAGTTCTTTGAGTTATCCTACCTTTTGCAGCAACACTCATTACTTCCGTTGTCTGAAAAGTCCAATCATATAATAATTGATCGTTTTCATAAACAGTTGATAAAGCTTGATTTGATATTTCATTTATGCTTATAGCTTCCACTATAATTGGCTCTGTTGCCCCTGATAAAGTAGAAACTACTGCTTTAGGTAAACCTGCTGCATCATAATCAGGTTGATCGTATATAGTCTGAAAATCAGTAATTAAATATGAATCCCCTTGAACTAATCCAGATGAACCTATTAATGTTACTAATTGAGCATACGTTACACTTGTAAAGCTTACGTTACCTCCACCTCCACCACCACCGCCTGATGTTTTCTTAATTTCTACTTTTGCCATATTAGTTTTTTATAAAATAATTTTATAATTAAAATGCTGCTAACTGATCTCCTGTTGTTTGAACTGTACTTACATTTCTTAACCTTTCAGCTACTGGGTCTGGACTTGTTGCTATTGCAGTAAATATATCTTGTGCTGTTAAGTCTGCTGTTCCTACATTTGGTTGAACGTCAACTTGAACTCCTAATCTAACATTTGGATTAGTAGGCACAACCATTGTACCTGTTAATTCATTACTCGCGCCATACTGAATATTATTTCTAACATTAGTTGTCAAAGGTAAACCAATACTACCTCCTGCGCTATATAAAACTTTATTAGATGCGATATTATCTTGAAACACCCATTGAACATTTGCAGGAGAATATAATCTTATTTTTGGTGCAGCAACAGCCATATAACCATTTGTGTTTATTAAAGGACTATTGCCTATTGTAACTAAAGATGAACTTGGTGCGCTAATACCAACAGCATTTGTTCCTGCTGTTACTATGCCTGTTAAAATATTAACAACACCACTACCGCAAATTATACAAGCAGCATTAGGGGGTGCAGTAACCGAACCCGTCATATTTACTGTGGAAGCTAATGTTAATGTTATAGGAGTAATACTACTTGCATTAGTATATGATACGCTTCCTACTATTGTTAAATAAACAGTATTAATAGAAGTTATGCAAGAACCAGCATTACTTATTATATTACCATTAACATTAATTGTATTAACTGCTTGAGAATAAATTGCATAGGTATTAGACCATAAATTTCCTCCAAATATACTTCCATTTACAGTTATTGTTGCATTTGTTGTAGTTGTTAGAAAATTAATTAGGGGTGTTGCTACTGTACTTCTTCCTGCAACAGGGTATAAATTACCATTAACTGTTATTGTTGGATTACTAACAACTCTAATTATGCCATTAGAATTACCTACACCATTTGTTGTAGTTCCATATATATCACTATTAAAATTAACTATTCCATTATTATTAATAAGAATTGCAACTGTATTTGCCCCATCTGTTACATTATATAATGGATTAATTATATAAGCTCCTGATGTTTTATTTAAATTAACTGTATTAGTTAAATTATTATCTAATGATAATATTGTAGTAGCTGCTTGATTACCCATTAATCCTGCACCGCTAAATGTAATATTCCTTATTCCTACTAATGATGAAGGTACTGTGAATGAACCGCCTGTTACTGTTCCGTAAACAGGTGTAGCAGTTGTGCTTTCAGTCATTTCAAGTTCACCTATATAAAGGTAGCTCCCTGCTGTATTAACTGCTGTTACTACAATTCTATATGAAGTATAAGCATTTGTATTAGCTAATAAAGGACTTATATAAGAAGCATTTGTTGTATAAGAAGCAACAATATCTAAAGGAACTCCAGGAGTAGCAAAACCGTCATTAGAACCTTGAAACTCCCAAGTTTTGGGATTATATGATAGACCAGCAGAAGATTGTTTTATTATATATCTTTTTATTGTTTTAGGAGTTGTAAAGGTATAACCTAAAGTTCCTCCATTTATTAAACCACTAAAATAATTGGTAGTAGAGCCATCTTGTGAGAAAGCATACCAAGGATTTAATGCCCCAACATTGGCAAATACAGTTCCATTGGGCTGTGTATTGCTTGTCATAGCTGGTGTTGCTATGTTAGGTATTGCAACATTTGAAACATTATTATTCAATGAAGCAACACTTATATCTGTATCAATAGGAACTGTAAATCCGTTAGGGTAAACTGTATCACCAGCCAAAGGAACTGCGCCATTATCCCAAGTTGAGGGTGTATTCCAAGAAGTTGATGCAACTGCAAATCTTGTAGCCAT